GCGAAGATGCTAACGGACAGTTACTCTGGATTCCGCCCTCTGTGGCCATGATGGGCGTTCTCGCCTCGTCTGAGCGTAAGTCGCACCTCTGGTTTGCACCAGCCGGCTTTAACCGCGGTGGACTTACTGAGGGTGCTGCAGGATTACCAGTCCTTGGCGTCACCGCGAAGTTAACTTCTAAGGAAAGAGATGTGTTGTATGATTCTAACATTAACCCAATCGCCTCGTTCCCATCGACTGGAATTGTGGTATTCGGTCAGAAGACATTACAAGAGCGTCAAAGCGCACTTGACAGAATTAATGTTCGTAGACTAGTAATCTACTTGAAGAAGCAGATCTCGATTATCTCTTCTCAGATTCTTTTTGAACAAAATATTCCCACAACTTGGAACAGATTCAAGGGTCTTGTTGAACCATTCTTGGCCAACGTTAAGACCAACTTTGGTATCTCGGACTACAAGTTAATTCTTGATGAATCGACTACCACCCCCGATCTCGTTGATCAGAATATTCTTTATGCGAAGATCATGGTTAAGCCAGCACGTGCGATTGAATTTATTGCAATCGACTTCGTTGTTGCATCAACTGGAGCGTCTTTTGACGACTAAAAAAAACTTACATACTATTTAAAAATACACAAGGAGAACCCCAAAAATGCCATTCTGGTCAGACGATTATCGCTCATCAACTGAGTTAAAAGATCCAAAGAGACAATTTAGATTCAAAGTAGAGATTACAGGGATTAACGCCGATACCGGTGGCCCTCTTGTCTGGTACGCCAAGACAGTTAATAAACCTTCTTTCGAGGTTTCAACAGGTGAACACGTTTACCTTAACCACAAGTTTTACTATCCCGGTGGTGTTACTTGGAGTCCGGTGTCTATGACCTTGGTTGACCCAAGAGATCCCGACATGTCTGCAACCTTGTCAGACATTATTAGTCAGTCTGGCTATCGCCCACCCGACAATCCCAATGATTTAGGTTCGATGTCTAAGTCTCGTTCTGCCGGCGCTCTTGGAACTGTATACATTGTTCAATTAGATGGCGACGGCAACGAGATTGAGAAGTGGACACTGTGGAACTCTTTTATCACTAAGGTTGATTATGGTCAATTGCAATACGAAGGCGGTGAAGGCTTAGTTGAGATTTCTCTTGATATTGCATACGATTGGGCTCGACTTGAAGTATTGAACAGTAAGGGCTCGATGGCTACCGCAGGTAACCAAGGCACTGAGTTCTTTAACGGTTAAAAAAACTCTAAAACAATTAAAATTGTGATATAATAAATTTATCTAGAAACAAAGAGGTGTATATTGTCTAGAAATAGTAAGCGCGTAACCGGTGGCGGCGGCGCAACGGAACAGGATACTGCCCCACCACAACAGAACGTACAAGCCACGAATAATTTTAGCTTTGTAGTTCCAACGGAATTTGTTGAATTACCATCTAATGGTATTTATTACGACCCCGGCCATCCGCTCCATAATCAGTCAACGATTGAGATTAAGCAGATGACAGCAAAAGAAGAAGATATGCTAACTTCACGCAGTCTTCTTAAGAAAGGTGTTGCACTTGAGCGTGTAATTTCCAGCTTGATCATTAATAATTCAATTGATCCAGAAACTTTGTTAGTGGGTGATAGGAATGCTATTGTGATTGCTGCTAGAATATCTGCATATGGCAGCGACTACACAACCAAGGTCGCATGTCCTAACTGTTCTACCCAACAAGAGCACACATTCAATTTAGATGAGCTTACAGTTGGCAAAAACCTTGTTGATAGAGTTGTTTCTAGTGCAGTTGAACAGCGAGAAGATGGCACATTTGTAGTAGAATTACCAAGATCAGGATTAAACATTGGTTTTCGCTTATTAACCGGTGCTGATGAAAGAGTACTGCTGGCTGGTCTTGAAATGGATAAAAAAGCTAAAGGCGATTATGAAAAGAATGTAACCAGACAACTTAAGAACATCATTATTGATGTTAATGGTAATACTACTTCCGAGGCCATTAACTATGTTGTTGACAATATGCCTTCAATCGATGCGAGATATCTTAGGCAGGCATTCCAGTCCGTTAGTCCAAATATCGACATGACTCAGGATTTCGAGTGTATTAACTGTTCCTATGAAGCGGACTTGGAGGTGCCGCTCACCGCGGACTTTTTTTGGCCTGACCGATGAATATATGGAAAACATCTATGAGCAATTTTTCTATTTGAAATATGCTGGTGGATGGTCATTTTCTGAAGCGTATAATTTGCCAATTGGTTTGCGTAGGTGGTTTGTTCAAAGGCTCTCTAGACAACTAAAGGAAGAGCAAGAAGCAATTGAGGAGGCATCAAAAGGTGGCTCAAAATCTCAAACTTTAACATCAAATAACTCTCCTCCCGTACCGGCAGAGTATCGTAAAAAATATGGACAGGGTTAAACCCCTGTCTTTTTTTGTTGTAACTAATTAATAAAGCAAGGTATAAATCTAATGGCCGATGATATTAAATCACTAAAACAAATTGAAGCGACTTTAAAAAGTATCAATAAAGAAGCTACAGATTATAGAGATGTTCTGAATGATAATGAAACTTTACTTGATTCTATTCTTGAGTTGTCATTGGTTCGCGCGAAGAAAAGACTAGCTAAGTTGAAAGAACAAAGGGAAGAACTTAACAAAAACGGTGAAGTAACCGAAGCAAATCTCAAAAAAATTGAAGAACTTGATGAGGCAATAGAGAAGAATAGTCAGAATCTAGACCAAAATACACAAGAAATTCAAAACCAAAACGTTGCTATTAGGACCACTGTCGCCAGATTTAAAGACTTAACGACTGTTTACGAACGTCACGAAGAAGTCAACGCAGATATGATATTCCGTATGGGTAAGTTTATCAAGACTCTTGGTAGTATGCGCGGCCTTTTAGTATTAGGTGGTACTGCCGTGGCTGGATTCTTTGACTCAATGGTCAGCTTGGCTTTCGCAATTGATGAAACATCAAAATCACTAGGAAGGCAAACTGGGATTACCACAGAATTTGGCGATGCAATTGGATTATCACAAAGAAATGTTGCTAAATTTGGTGTTTCATTAGATGAACAAGCTGAATCATTTAAAGCCTTAAGAACTACATTTACAGACTTTTCACTTGCTAACGAAGATTTGCAGATTGAGTTAACAAATGCAACTGCTGTCTTAAATAAACTCGGTATCGCAAATCAAGATATTGCATCCGGTTTTCAAAATACAACAAAGTTTTTTGGTCAAACTGCCGAAGCAGCCCTCGCCACAGCAAGTGATTTAGCAGATTTTTCAACCATTATAGGTGAATCTCCCAGCAAAATAGCCTCTGACTTTGCAAGTGTTGGAACCTCAATAGCGAAATTGGGTTCGGATGGCCCAAGAGCATTTAAAGATTTAGCTATTGCGGCTAAGATTACTGGTATTGAAATTGGACGTTTAGTTCAGATTACTGATAAATTTGACACATTTGAGGGTGCAGCCACACAAGCAGGTAAATTGAATGCTGCATTGGGAGGTAATTTTGTAAATGCTATGGATATGATGATGGCGACAGATCCCATAGAACGTTTTGAAATGTTGCGTGATTCAATTTTAAATACGGGTATGACATTTGATGACATGTCATATTTTCAACGTAAATTCTTTGCAGAAGCTGCAGGACTAAATGATGTTGGCGAACTTGCTAAGTTAATGAGTGGTGATTTTACAGATCTTGCTGGGGCAACTCAAATGTCTTCTGCAGAATTTGCGAAACAAGAAGCAAGAGCAAAAGAAGTCCAAAATGTACAAGAAAGTTTACAAGCTACATTAAAGTCATCAATGGTTGCTCTTCAGCCACTCGTTGATTTATTTAGAGATTTTGCTGTTTCGCTTGAAAAAAATAAAGGCGTTATTGAGAAAGTCGCCAAAGGCCTCGGCCTTCTCATCGAAAAGGTACTCACTCCACTTTTAACATTCTTCACTGAATTTCCTAAGACTGCCTTGGTATCCACTGCCGCGATTGGTATGTTTGGTGGTGCTATTAAAAGCACTGCAGCGTCTGTTATGGGTATAAAATTAGGTGGTGGATCAGCACCGGGAGGTTTTTTTAATAGACTTTTTAGTATAGTAGGAAAGAAAGGCGCAGGCGGCGCCGTTGGACAAATGAAGATGGCCGGCGCAGCAATGCAACCCCTTTCGGATGCTGCAGTGCAATTATCTGAAAACGGTGAAGATGCAGCCGGTGCTATTGAAGCGATGGGCGAAGCATCTGGTGATGCCGCATCTAATCTTTCTAAAATGGTTAAGCCAATTCTTGCGATTGGCGCTTCGATCGCTATGGCAGCATTTGGTGTATCATTCTTAGTAAAAGCATTTGGTGAACTTACAGGTGATCAAATTATAGGTGCTGTTGGTGGCATCGCAGCACTTGGGATAGCACTTGCAGTATTTGCTAAAGTTGCATTTGCTGCTGCAGCACCGACCGGCGTACTTGCACTTGCAGTTTTGTCTATTGGTGCTGCGGTTGGTATAGCAGCATTTGGTATGTCCTATTTGGTCGAATCGTTTAAGGGATTAGAAGTGTCTTTAGAAACCGCGCTTGGCATATCAGCATTCTTGGCTACATTCACGCTTTCAGCTATTGCGTTAGGACTAGCTGGTCCTGCTGCTGCAGGCGGAATTGTAGTCTTAGCTGGGGCTCTAGCTCTTCTATCACTGTCATTTGGTAGTCTTGGCGAGAAAATGACCCCATTTAACACGTTTGTTACAGGTTTAGCAACATTAACAGAGAACGTATCAAACCTTGGGCTTGTAAAAGCAGAGATAGAAGCAATCGCCAATGCAATGGAAAAAATCCCAACAGGTGCTGGGATGTCAGTTAATGCTGTTGCTGGTGCTGGGGCTAACTTCTCTGCTGCTCCAGCAAATATTACATACCAACCAAAACAAACAATTCAATTAGAAATTAATGGTAAACAATTTAACACTTATATAAAGAATGTGATTGGTGAAAGCGTTCAAGAATATATGAGACAACAAAAGTAGGAGATTGAAAAATGGCAGAAAGTGATGATGGATTAGGTTTTGATAGTCAAAAATATTTTCCTGTAGTTTTAGACGAAGATATATCAGATCTTGAATTCCGTAACAGCGTCTTCGACGAAAGCGGCCCCCGCACCATCGATGCACTTCGTGGTCGTCGTATTGAGTATTCTTCGGCCACTGATAATATAGCAAATCAACATGAAGCTGTGATATCCCTTTTACATTTACCAAGCGGTCAAGATCTGTATTTCAAAGCATTCATCACTTCGTTTAATGATTCTATTGCCCCATCGTACAACGAAGAAACTGTCTTCGGTAGAACAGATTCAATCTATACGTATAAAAACACAACCAGAAATATTACTCTCAACTGGAAAATACCTGCGTCAACATATAGTGAGGCTTATGAAAATTTAGCTAAGGCACAAAAGTTAGCTCAATTTGTATACCCAACCTATAAAAGAATACCAGCGGCACAGACAATTTCTCAGACTTCTTTAGTCAGATTAAAAGTTATGAATCTTCTTGCTAAGCAAGGTTCAAATCTAGCTGTGGTGGAAGACGCCCCGTTTTCATTTACTCCCGTCCAAGATCGTAGTGATCTTCAGAAGTTTGCTGGTTACAGATCTAATTCAGACTCTTCACAGGGCGCTATGGGAGTTATTAAAAGCTTGACAATATCACACAATATTGAAAACCCTGACAATGGTGGTGGTGTTTTATATTTGGGTAAAAATACCGTCTTGCCAAAGTTGATTGAAATAAATATGTCTTTTGATGTTATTCACGAGAACACTCTTGGATATCAAAATGGTAAATTTATGGCAGGCGGGTTTCCATATAATACAACTGATGGTTTAGTGCCTGAGCAAACAGCAGAGACTTTAGCAAGATTTGCTGATTTCAATGAAGAAGTTCAACGAGCGAGACAAAATGAAGCAGATCGTGCGAATGCATTGGCACGATACAGTGGGTTAGGTGGTAAGGCGCGCTTTAAGAAGGATGAAAATAGAATAAACAGGCTTAGAAACAGAGAAAACTTAAGTGAGAGACAACAAGAAAAACTTGATTATTTAGAATCATCAAGGAGAGGTCAGGAATCCATCCATCGCCAAGAAACGGCTGACAAATTTCTTGAATCAGGAGACTTGGAAGATCTTATGGGAGCCATATAAATCATGTCGAGATACAAAAATTTCAGAGTATTAAATAACTCCAACGAGTATTATCGTAAACTCAGACAGAAAAGAAACAATACTAAAAACATTGTTCAATATGAAACTCCGATACTTAGGCACCCTACCGTTGCAGAGCGCGCTAGTATGGCTACCACACAACACATTTGGGTGCTTGGGGATAGATATTACAAATTGGCTAACAAATTCTACAATGATCCTACATTATGGTGGATAATAGCTTGGTATAACGCCCGTCCAACCGAGGCGGATATTTTGCCCGGTGACTTAATATTGATTCCCCTTAGTGTGGAAGATGTCTTAGATAATTTTGGAATTTAAGCTATGAGTAGAATTGATGATTTAATCGAAGAATTAAAAGATAATGGTGCAACGTCTGACCTTTTAACAGCAAAAGTTCTCGAAGAAAATAAAAGCACCTTAGACAATATAGGCTTGATATTCGATGATGGAAAATTAACATCCAACAATGTCAGCAAAGCAAAAAATGCCCTTGCTGAAGCAGGGAGAATATTGGCTGAAAACAATCTCCTAGGGAGAGATGAAGATTACACACCCACCGGCACTACTTTCACTGTAAAATTGCCAGATCGTGATTCTTTTGAAGGTGGCCTAGCACTTAATTTTGATGCCACTGTATTTTCAGATACGGCAGGAACATTAGTTTCAAGACTAACAGAAGCAGAAAATAAATTAAAAGAAATAGATATAATCTTAGATGGCCCGCCCGATTTTACAAGTTTGAACGCGCAGAAATCTAAAATTGAACAAATTATCGCTGCCCTTGAAGCTGGCACTGATCCTGATGCCAAAATTGAGATTTTTAAAG